ACATTATCCGTCAACGAAACACAAAGAAATTCAAATAAATTTCAATCAGGAGATATTATTTGGAACTTAGCTACTGATCAATTACAGCTTTGGACAGGAAAAGAATGGGTAAATATTTACAAAGGAACAGAAAATGGAGTACAGGGGGTTTCTAGTTTAGGAGTAGTGAGTGTTTCTACAGGAGGCGCTACTACGATTGCATTAGGAACTATCGCAACAGGTTACGGAACTGAGAATTGGTATACATAATATGGATATGCAAAAACTACAAAAAGAACTAACTTTTGATGAAGGTTGTGTTTATAAGATATATAACGACCATCTTGGATACGCTACTTTTGGCATAGGGCATTTAATAACAGAAAAAGATCCAGAACATGGTCTTCCTATTGACTACCCTATCTCTGAAGAAAGAGTAACCGAGTGTTTCGGAGATGACATAGAAGGCGTCTGTAATGACCTAGACCGAAACATTCCGTGGTGGGTAGGGCTATCTGATGATCACCAAAGAGTAATAGCTAATATGGCATTTAACTTAGGTATAAACCGTTTATTAAAATTTAAAAAGTTTATCAAGGCTATGCAAGAAAATGATTTTGAAACAGCCGCAGAAGAAATGATGGACAGTCGTTGGGCTAAACAAGTTGGTCCAAGATCAATTAGATTAAAAAATAGAGTTTTAAAAGGAGATTAAATGAAAGGCGTTAAACATTTTAAAAAAGATGGTACTGAACATAAAGGTAATACACATAAAATGCCTAACGGTAGTTTGCATACTAATAAAACGCATACTAAAACAAGTGTAAAACTTTTTCATTTTAAAGATTTATCTAAAACAGCAAGAAAAAGGGCGAGAGGATAATGGCGACTAAAACACATACTACAAAAGATGGCAGAAAAGCTAAAAAAGGTCTTTACTACAACATAAACCAAAAGAAAAAAGCAGGAAAAAAGATGCGTAGGAAAGGGGCTAAAGGAGCACCTACTACAGCGGCTTTTAAACGTTCCGCTAGGACAGCAAAACGTGGCTAAACGTAAAGAAAAACCTATAAGAAAAACTACAGGCAAAGGCGGAAACTACCGCAAGACTAAGTCTGGCGCAGGAATGACTAAAAAAGGGGTGGCTGCTTATAAAAGAAAGAATCCCGGAAGTAAATTAAAAACAGCAGTTACAGGTAAAGTTAAAAAAGGAAGTAAAGCAGCAAAAAGGAGAAAGTCTTACTGTGCACGATCAGCAGGACAAATGAAAAAGTTTCCTAAAGCAGCTAAGAATCCTAATTCAAGATTGCGACAAGCAAGAAAAAGGTGGAAATGCTAATGTATGAATATAGCTGTACGGTCGATAGAGTTGTAGACGGAGACACTTGTGATGTTATTTTAGATCTCGGGTTTGATATTTTGTATCGCACACGAGTACGCTTATACGGAATTGATACTCCGGAAAGTAGAACTAGAGATAAAGATGAAAAAGTTAGAGGTAAACTAGCTGGAGCGTTTTTACAAGAAGCGATAGATAACGGTTCTAAGGTGGTTATAGAAACGAAACTAAAAGATTCTAAAGGTAAGTTTGGCAGAGTTTTAGGTAATGTTATAGTTGACGGTAAAAATATCAACCAAGCTATGATAGAGAATTACTTAGCTGTTGCTTATTTTGGTCAAAGTAAAGATGACATAGAGGAATCACATTTAATCAACAGGAAAAAGTTAATAGAACTGGGTCAATTTGATCCTTCAACGGTGGGGAAATAACATGAATTTTAACTTACTTAAAGGTGTTAAAGGAATAATAGGTGCAGTAGCTCCTACAATCGGTACTGCATTAGGTGGTCCAATGGGATCAATGGCAGCTAAGATGGTAGCTGATGCACTAGGATGTGAACCTACACCTAAGAAAATAGAACAAGCTATACAAGCAGCAACACCAGAACAGCTTGTAAAACTTAAACAGATAGATGCAGACTTCGATGTTAAAATGAAAGAACTTGAAGTTGATTTGTTTGCTCTTGAAACAGCAGATATACAGAGTGCAAGAGGCATGTTCTCTAAGGATTGGACTGCTCGTATTATAGGTGTAACCGTTGTAGGTGGTTTTATGGGCTACATATTTCTTGTCACTATTATGCCTCCAGAACAAAACAGTGAAGCATTGATTAACCTAGTACTTGGCTACTTAGGTGGTCTTGCAAGTGCTATTATTTCTTTTTACTTTGGCGCTTCTCAAAAACAGGATAAAGAATGAATGAAAATTTTCCTTACCGAGTTTCAATATGATGGAAAAACTTTTGAAGGTCCAACTATATTAGCTAGTTCTTTTGAAGAAGCTGAAAAACAAGCAAAAAATTATGACGTTACTGTTGTTGGTCTTTTAGACACTGTAGTAATTACCGGCGAAGAAGATAAATGGAACAGAGTTTTACACTAATAGCTGAACTTGGTTTACCCGTAGCGGGAGGCTTAGTTATGGCTTATTTTATCTTTCTAGTAATGAAACAGCTAATGGATGGTTTGGTGAGTGAGATACAAACCGTACAAGCTATCTCTAAAATGCTGATTACAAGAGCCTCAACCATGAATAACGATATGATTCGTATAGATACCAGTGTATCGAGTGCGTTAAATCTATCACCTGATTTAGATAGAATAGCCCGTGCTGAAAACTTTGTTGAGGATGGCAAAATAGACGCTAGAAGAGACTAATGGATATTGTCAAATTAGTTTCAGAGTTTGGTTTTCCTGTAGTTATGGTAGTAGGGCTTGGATATTTTGTTTACTTTGTTTGGCAAACCATTACTAATAAGATTGACCCCGCCGTACAAGAAATGAAGATAACGATTATACGTTTAACTGATCAATTAAGACTATTAGACCAAGATATGATACGCTTACAACAAAAGGTAAACACAGTATTAGAGTTAAAAGAAAAAGATGAAGCGAAAAAGTATAAAAAATAAAGGTTTATTAACAGCTCTGGCTAGTTGTTCTACCTTACTGATTTGGTTATTAATTTTAACTTTGTTTTCTAATAATATAAAAGCAGATGAAATACTACATAGGTTTAAAAGCCCTAGCTTTTCTGGTGTTAATTCTTCGTCTCACTATCTTACGATAGAAAACCAAGAAGCTACTAGAAAACAAGCAATTAGAGAAGAAATAGAAGCCTATAAAGATCAACTAGCAAGAGAAGCTGACAACACAACACTTGCTAGGTTTATCAGAAATTTAGAATCACGTGTTTATGCTCAACTTAGTAGGCAAATGGTTGAACAATTATTTGGAGAAACACCGCAAAAACAAGGCAAGTTAACACTAGAGGGTAATACGATTGAATACGTTGTTGAAACAGATACAATCACGCTTACGATTACAGATGAGTCAGGCGGCACGACTGAAATTACTGTGCCTATTGGTGACTTTACTTTCTAGTTGCGTGTTTGATTATCAAAAACTTATAGAAGAAGGAGGCATACCTGACATAATTATTAAGAAATCTTCGGTGTTGGAGTTACAGTCTGAAGAACTTAGACAACTTCCTCCTGCAAAACGTAAGCCTGTTATAGCTATCTATCCTAATAGCTTTAAAGACCAAACAGGACAACGTAAAAGTAACGGACAGTTTGCTTTGTTTAGTACAGCAATAACACAAGCACCTGAAGCATTTCTTATAAGAGCTTTAAAACACGCAGCAGATGGTAAGTTTTTCCAAGTAGCNGAACGGGTAGGACTAGANAGTTTGACAAAGGAAAGACAGTTAATACGTTCTACAAGGGAAACTTTTGACGAAGANAGNACGGTAAAACCTTTACTATTAGCAGGATTACTTATACAAGGTGGTGTGTTAAGTTANGATACTAATATAAAATCAGGTGGAGCAGGTGCTCGGTATTTAGGCATAGGGTCTAGTAAAGAGTGGCGAGAAGATGCTATAACNATCACATTAAGGTTAGTTAGTGTTTCTACAGGAGAGGTTTTAATTGAAGTATTAGTTTCTAAAAGTATTATATCGGTTGGGTTGTCTCAAGATGTATNNAGATTTGTAGATAACGGTAGACGACTTGTTGAAGTAGAGGGAGGGGTTGCGGAAAACGAAAGTACCTCCATAGCTTTACAAACAGCTATAGAAGAAGGAGTGTTAGAGGTAGTAAAAGTAGGAATTATTAGGGGATATTGGAAATATGAATAAATTAATTAGTTTTTTGTTGTTTTTATCGTTCAACACGTTGGCTAGTGACAACGAAATTTTTGTAGATCAAGTAGGTGTTACAGCCAACATAGATCTTGAACAGTTAGGTAGCGGTAATATTATCGGTGGACTGTTAGCTGCATCAGGTTCAATGACAGCACTAGATCTTGACGGCACATCGATGACACTAGATATAAATCAGATTGGTAACACTAACAAGTTCTTAGGTGATATGTATGCTGATAGCTATACAGGTTACTTTAACTTTGACGGTGACACCAACACGTTTACATCTAAGATGGATCCGACCAATGCCTACGGTGCAGATAACTCTAATGTTAATGTACAAGTTACAGGCAGCACCAACACGTTTACTCTTGACCTAGCTACTGCAGCATTATCTAGTGGTACGGATTTAGATTGGACAGTACAAGGTTCGTCAAACACAATTAATGCTGACATAGATGTAGATGGAGCTACAAACT